CAAACTTTCACTTTGAACGATTTAATTCGTCAAAATTTTTATTTGGTGATGACCAGGCACCCAAATCTGGTTTAATTAATGCAAATGGTAAGATAGATACTAGTCGAAGATTTATACAAATAAATCGTCGAAATTATGTTTATCGACCATTTTCAGGTTATTTTCAGCCACGCTCTGCTGAATATAATAAGAAGGGTAAAGAGCAAGGAGATCATAAGATACATAATCCTAGAGTACTCCCTCCACAAATATGGAAGACCAAGGAGCCAGTGAAGGCTCAAGAGGTTGGTGGACCATTTTTTGTTGATGAGTATGATATTGATTATGATTTTGATGATAGTGATGAAGAGAATGATTTTGATCTTAGAGATGACTTTAAGACAAAACTTAATCCTGAGGCTTTGGAGTTTGTTCCAGGTATGGTGGGCATACCAGAAGAAACAAAGAAAGAGACTCAAGGATTATTGACTTTGGCAACAGATGCAGCATTATATGCGGCTAGCGCAGTTGGATGGTATTACACCTATAAAAGTGTGACTACTGTTTCTACTGCTGCTACGGCAGTTAGTGCTGTTTCTAAAGATGTAATGGATTCGATTCGTAATAACTTGGACATCATTGGTGTTGTTCTATGGCAAGCTTCCCGTGTTTATACAGGGAAGGTTGATTTAGATACTGCATTTATGATTGTTACAGGTGCTATTGCTGGTAAAGCTATTTATAATTATCTTGGACCGTTAATTATGAATTGTTTAACAAGTTTTGCTCCAACTAGTAGTTCGTCGCAAGCAACTTTTAGGACTACTCAGGGTGGAGAGATTACATTTATTCATGGTGCTATTGCTTTAATAGCAACTGTTATTCTGGGAGAACAGACAGAATCAACGACTTTAAAAGGCATTATGAGTGCTATTAAGTCTATGGGATCTAGTTTGTTAACTTTGAAGGCAGTTGATACAATTGTTGTTAATATTATTGAGATGTTACCGGATATAATTAGAGTTATATTGAGTGAAAAGTTTCCAACTTTTTCATTATATTGTACTTTAAGTACACATCCGGAACTTCGAGATAGATTGATAACATTGCATATGTTAAAGGCAAAAAGCTTATCAGAGCTGTTTTATAATTCGCATAATTTAAGTTTGTTTTTCAATACTTATGACTATATTAAGAATGCAATTATGTCAGAAAATTATAGGAAAGCAAAATTGGCTAGTATGATCCAGGAGGATTTAGATTGGTTAGATGAAACGAAGGATAAAGCAGCTCAGATGGGTCTGTTACCGGGAAAGCGAAGCATGCCATATGTGTTATGGTTAGCTGGTGATTCTGGTATAGGAAAGAGTACTTTGGCTAAATCTTTAGCTGATGAATATTTGAGATACTTGTTGAATGATGAATTGTTGGATGGTGTGGATACTTCAAAATATGTTTTTAGTCACAATACGGCAAATAAATACTTTGATGGATATAATAATC